TCCGGGGCAGTCGCAGGTTCTTTAGCTAATTTAGATGGTGATGATCTCCAAGACCTTGATATAGCACTGGTCGGAGAGGCAGCAGCGGGAAAGCTATATCTACTGGACGCTGATTCGGGAGCCGCTGATGATGGACTAAATGTCATTGCACCAATTGACAATGCCGGTACAAAACGGTGGCTCTTATTGGGAGCCAGTTGCCCCTCAGTCACAGTCGGCAACACAATACTCACTGATGGAAACATAGCACATCCCGGTGCAGCATTTGTTATTGACGTTGGTGCCAGCCATTCCATTGAATTAAAAGGTCAGTCAGTATCAATTGGAGATGCGGATGTAACTCCGGGCAACTTACTTATTCGAGCCGGTGCCGCTGGCGAAGGCGGTGGTCTTGCTAAATGGTATACCGATCCCGGTGATGATGGTATATTTCAGTATTACGGCGCAATTGTCGTAGACGATGATTGGCTATTTGGAACCAATGAAGATACGGACATGTTAAAATTTCTGGCTGGTACTTCTATTGAGGCCACGGTGCCCTTCGTTGGCACGACTATTGACGCTGGCACAGACTTCACAGTCGGCGGGACGGTAATCACATCCGGTGATATTTCGGATGATGGTATTTTCACTATTACTCCAGTAACCAATTTACGAGTACAAGGTAGTGGTATCATTCAAGTTAGAGGCTCCGGGCCGCTTATTGAAATAGGGCAATCCGCTGGCGGCGTTGAAGGTGGCTGCTTTTTATATGGTGGAACTGGTAACGCAAATGGTGGAGCATTAAGGCTTTACTGTGACGACACTCAAGATGATAACGGTACTGACTATTTCATAATGAATGTCCAAGCAGACGACCTCTGGTTGGGGCCAAATAATGATACAGATGCATTTCAAATTATTGGTGGTGCCGCAATTAGTGCAGTCTTCCATGTTCCATTAGACGTAGACGCAGCCCTGACAGCAACCACAGTCGATGCCGACACAGACTTCACAGTCGGTGGTTTAGTAATCACCGATGGTATGATTGCTGATGATGGAGCTTTTATTATTTCAGCAGCGACTGATATTTCAGTGACGAACTCCGGTGGAGCAGGAACCGCTGTGGAGTTTAATGTCGGAGCAAGCGACAGCGTTGCGGGGCGAATTAATATATTCTCCAATAATTCTACAGGTGGTGGGTATATCTTATTCAGAGTACCACCCGACAATGATGGTGATGGCACTACCTATTGGCTTTTGGATGCCAAGAATGCCACTGACGATCTCCATATTGGGTGTAGCAATGACTCTGATATGATGGTGTTTAGTGGTGGTGCGACCCCATTTATTGACATAAACTGTCCTTTAGATGTAAACGCCGCCATGACAGCCACTACCGTTGACGCTGACACCGACTTCACAGTTGGTGGTACGGTCATATCAAATAACAACATTACTGACGATGGAATTTTGTACATCAATGCTGTCACTTCTGTTCAGATGCAGGGTGGAAGTCAGTTGGCTATCGGAACAAACGATACAAAAAGAGGCGAGTTATTTCTTTATGGACAAAATACCAATGTAGGTGGAACTGTTAGATTTTATACTTCTGCCGATGCAGATGGTTCGACAGAGTATTATATCATGCAACCAAGTTCGGGTGGTCTTCTTTACATAGGTGAAGACGGCAATACAGATATGCTTATCTTCACCAACGATGCGTCTTGTCAGTTTACAGTACCTCTTGACGTTGACGCAGCCCTTACAGCCACCACGGTTGACGCAGATACAGATTTCACAGTTGGTGGGACAGTAATCACAGATGGAGTAATTACAGATACTGGTTTACTCACAATAAGCGGTCAAGGGGTGCAGTTTCTTGGAACCAGTAATGTTTATATAGGACAAGAAAATGTTTTAGAAGGTAACCTATTTTTACGAGGCAACATCACTGGGAGTGCAGAGGGTGGAAGATTAGTTATAGATTTAGCCGAAGATTACGATACAGATATTGCTAATTATACACTCAAAGGATTCAATGATGATCTGTATTTTGGCCCGAATACAAACCCCGATGCGCTTATGTTTGTAGGCAACGGAGCAGCGGCTACAATTGAAACCACAGTCTCAGCGTCCTTTAACGAAGCAGCACTGAGTTCATCCGGTGCCGCAGTGGCATGGAATGCTGGAATAGCACAGACCGCTGTACACGCTATGACTGAGAACACGACCATCTCTGCACCGTCTAATCTAAAGGCTGGAGCGCATTATACACTTCGAGTCGTACAGGCAGCGGGTGTTTACTCACTGGCCTTTAACGCAGTATTCAAATGGGGCGAAGCAAATGCTCCCGATGCACCGGCCGCTAATGGTGACGTGATTATTCTGTCCTTCTATTCTGATGGAACGAATATGTACGGAGTTGAGGCAGTCAGAGAGGAAGCATAAAATGATAACCCCAATGATGGGTAAAAGAGCAACTGAGGGTGGGATCATTATACCAGATGGTATGATACTTCCCTTTAACAGTGAAGGCGCAGCCCCTGCTGGTTGGGCACTTTGGAACTCAGATTCAAGGTATCCGGTTGGAGCGGGAGACACTTACGCAGTCGGAGCCACTGGTAACGGCTCGACCCACGCTTTGGCTGACGTTAATTTAGGCACTCACACAATGGCTCTTCGCAGGTACGACAAAGATAATGGTGGATGTCGGCAAAACGCTGCCGGTGCCCACGGTCATACTTGGACAGCCGCAGAGCCACAGCCAAATTATTTTAGAATGCCATTTATTCAGTGTTCTGGTGATAAGACTCAAATACCAATTAACGCTTGTATGCTGAAGGCTGGCGCAGGATTAGGTGAGGGTCAGACCCAACTTAATTCTCTTATAAATTCATACGTCAGATTTTCCACGACCATTGCTGAAAGCAATTCTCGGACGAAGTTTGTGACGGCAGGAACCACCGGCTCACATAATCATGGCACCTCAGATGGTGGTAACAATAATGATTCACGGGATAGCCAGCGGGTCACCATAAATCACGGCTCACATAACCATACGAGATCCGTTACTTTTAATTTCAACATGCTTCGTCTGTATTTAGCATTTTGGTACAACGGTGGATCGGCCTTTACACCAACCGGTCAAATGATTGGTTTGTTTCCAAGTACAACACCACCTGCCGGGTGGCTCTTCTGTAATGGAGCAAATGGCACACCGGATATGAGAAATCACTATTTAGCTATTCCAACGAATGATAGCATAGCTGGTAACAATTATGGCCAAGCAACCAGTAATTTATCCTTAACGGGTGGAACGTCCACCGCTTTGGGTAACCATAATCATGTAACCAGCAAGCATAATGGCGACTCAAATGCCTCTAATTATCATGAAGAATTTAGTGGCACGCATACGCACGTTGTAAGTATGGCCACAAAAACAGCAATTTTGGATTACTACGGAATAGCCTTTATGATGGCTGACGTATAAGAAAGGATTTTTAAAATGGCAAACTGGACTATCACATTAACTGAAAGAGAATTAACAATAGACTTAGGACGTGACAGCTTCTTAGGTCGAATGGGTGCGCATGGTTGGGATCGTGCAGAGGCGTTAGCAGCATTAGGCATGACTGTTCCCGATGAAGTAACCATGATTCATTTTGAACCCCATCGTAATATTTACATGTATCAAGAAAACTATGATGATAATACCATTTTAGATGATCCCGCAGATCACCCATTGGCAGCCGAATTGTGGAGTCACCGGAAGAAGATTATTGCGTGGGCACGGGTTCATATCGCAAACACAGCGTCTTCTCAGGATTCTGATAACGAAGAGATATTGGACTACACATGGGACGAAGCCACGGATACCATCTTTCATCAAAAGCACCCGGACAGTGATAAGCTGGTTGCGCAACGGAATGTTGGTGTCTGTAAAACTAAAATGATCCGGGTCTTAATTGACATCATTGACGTACTTATGGCGCAGGGCATTGTCGATCCAAGCCAAGTACCACAGGACACGAAAGACCGGGTTGCCTATATGAGAAACGTAATCGACACAGCAGAGGTATAAAATGGCTAACGATGGAGAGTGCCTCTGGCATGATACCGATGCAGCGGTCTGGAAGAACACCCCATCAGCCGTATGGGCTTCACCACACGCATTCTTTGTATCTCTGACAGATGGAGTCATGTATGGTGACGGCCGGGATTGTCTGTCCGACCAGATTAATAATGGTGGGTTTGATACCGATACATTTTGGTCAATGAATGCTGGCATTACAATAAGTGATGGACTATGTCATTTTAATCCATCCAGTGGATGGGTATATCAGAATTGTGGCATTCAACCTAACACAACTTATATGGTGTCTTTTACACTACTAAATTATGTGCAGGGAACGTGTAAACCACGACTTGGCTGGACTTCGCCCGGCATTGACGGCACACCAGTATCAGGCAACGGTAGGCATACTGAGATAATAACCACACCAAGCTCCTTAACTAACAACTACATTTATCTTGGTGGATCTGGTGCCGCACCACAGGCGATTTATGATCTGGATAATGTTGTCATAACAGAGTGCATCCGTGATCCGATAGCTCTTGGATTATCCGTTCTCGATGGAGCGAAGTTTGGTGAGTTACCGAATGTCCACAGGGACGTGACCCTTACAGACGGAATGATTTTAGGTGAGAATACGATCTCACCATTACTTGCAGACCTTCTCGTAAACGGTGACTTCGCTGATTGGTCAGCGGATAACCCCGTTGGTTGGCTAACACAGGAAGATGATTCGCCCGTTTCAAAAGTGACAGAACATGCAAACGGTTGCCAGATCATACGGGGCACAGGCGCAGTATTGGCCCCGTACATACGGCAGGAAGTTTTAACGATTGGGGAGTGGTATGAAGTCTCAATCACGATTGATGAATGGATCGACACTGGTGGAACAAACCGGTTCGTTACCGGAAATTGGCTGTATCCAATTCAAGACAATTTGAATCGGGTATTCTCAGATGCAGACGGAACCGGGACGTTTACGTTTCTCCAAAGAGCAGCGTCACCGTGGTTTTGGATTTACGGATACAATCCCTGCAACGTGGTTATCAGCAGCGTGATCGTTAGGCCAACTGTACCGTCTTATCCGCAGCTAACAGGCCGACCGATAGTAACGGATGGAATCACCTTCGGGGAGAATTTAAACGCAGCCTACGGCCTCTCACTGACCGATGGACTCAAATTAGGCGAGACTGCTGGCCCATTAAACATGAGCCTTTCTCTTGTTGAGGGAGTTGACTTTGGTGACCATGCTGGCCCCGTGGCCATGTCGTTCAGATTAGAAGACGGTCTTGTCTTCGGAGAGATTGTACCAGTTAAGTTGGGCCTCTCATTATCAGAGCAGGTCATTTTTGGTGGCTGGATTACATATTACAACCGGGAAACTACTGAGCATAGCATTTTTCAAAAAGCATTTATGCAACAGTGGAACTTCAAAGCATTGAAGAGTTGGATAGAACCAAATTCCGAGACTGCTTCGTTGCCACTGATTTTTAATAATCCGACTATTCCGATTATAACCAACTCACCGGCCAAGCCGCTTGAGTTTGATTTTAACGCTCTTGAGATAAGTCTAAACGCTAAAGCTGGCAGGATAGAGTTTAACTATCGGGCAAAGAAAAATTTATACACAGGAGACTAACCATGATTAACAGCAGATTCAAATTTGAAGGAACCTTTATTGCAACGTGTCGGGACAAAGACGGCAAATTTAAGTGGCAAGAAAAGACACGCAATCTGGTGACCAACGAAGGTCTTGATGCGATTTTAGATATCATGTTTCACGCAGACACTCAGATCACCACGTTCTATGTTGTGTTGGCTGAGGATGATGTCACGCCACTTGCCACGCATGACTATGCGACACCCGGATTCACAGAAGTTGCAGCGGCCATTGACGAAGCTACCCGACCTGAGTACGAAGAGGGTGCGTCTTCCTCACAGTCGATTACCAACAATTCCAATAAGGCCACCTTTACCTTCAATGATACGAAGGTCATTTACGGCGCAGCTTTGGTTGGTGGTGGAACAGATGCCAACACCAAAGACGATCAAGCCGGTGGTGGAATACTCTGGTGTTATGCACAGTTTGCATCTTCTAAAAACGTTGACAGTGGTGACACGATTGACTTAACTTACACGCTTACATCAGCCGATGATGGAGTATAAAGGAGAAATCTAATGGCAATGGACTTTGAAGCAGGAACTATTGAAGTCAGAGAGGACTCCGTAAATTATGGGCCATTTACTTTTGACATGACAGAAGTGGCCCCATCTGGAACAACCATTGGCAGTGTCGCAGTGACATCGTATTTAGGCAAGGTTAATCCCTCTGACGAATTGGCAGACGAAACTGAGACAACCGATGAGCTTATTGACATACCGTTGACAGGCTCAACAGGTGACTTTGTCGTCTCAGTATTTTTTAACTATCCCGGCATTGATCTGGAAGCCAACCACACGTTGGTTATAACGATCACATGGGATAACTCAGCAGTTCATTCATACTTCTTCTATAAGATAAAGGTAAACTAAAATGAGAGATAAGCATTGCTCCCAAGCCGTTCTTAATAGTCATGGCCGGTGCATTGCTATATGCCATCATTTGCAAGCTCCTGAGTTTGAACAGGACTGCACAGGGGTTACCCGTGATCGGGAGAAGGAGTTAGAAGTCACAGGACGTGAGTACCAAATCGAAGGCCACCGATAGGGGGGAGATTTAAAGTGGAACTAAATTACAAAACGATACCAACGTTTGCACAGATACACGCCAATGAGAATAAGTACTTGTTTTGCCGTGGCCCGGTTGGGTCTGGTAAATCTTCGGGCTGTATTTGGCATATTGTCTTAAACGCCATGAAGCAGAAAGTGTGGTATGATAACACTCGATTTAGCAGGTACGCAATTATACGGGCATCGTACCCGGCATTAAAATCAACCGTTATTAAGTCGTGGAAGAACTGGTTTAAAAGCATGGTGAATATAGTTTACGATACACCCATTCGTGGAGAGCTAAGGTTCCCCCACCCTGACGGCGAAACTATGGTGGATATTGAATTGGTTTTTATTGCTCTTGACCGGGAAGAGGACGTAAACAAATTACAGTCGCTTGAGTTGACAGGTATGCACATCAATGAGACGGCTGAAATCCCAAGAGGCATCCATCAGATGTCCAAGTCCCGTATCAATCGTTTCCCACAGGAACCGGGGAACGCATTAGTTAGGCCGGTATGGCCATTCATCATCTGCGATTACAATAGTGTTGATACCACACATTGGCTCTATACCATCGCTGAAGAAGAGAAGCCACCGAAGCATAGCTTCTATCATCAACCACCGGCCCTGTTGTTGGTCGATAAGAACGATAAAAGGATTGACAAGGATGATCCGATTGTTGACGTGGATCACAATAACTACATCATCAATCCAACGGCCGACAACATTGAAAATGTACCTTCTGATTACTACCAAGATCAGGTGTACGGAGCCAGAGCGGATTATGTTAATATCATGATCCTTAACAACTACGGTCAAATGCAATCTGGCCGTCCAGTGTATCCAGAATTTGATGATACCATTCATACATCAAAGCATATAATGAAACCTCTCAAAGGCATTCCACTTGTTATCGGGATGGACTTGGGCCTAACACCGGCAGCCGCAATCACGCAGCTATCACCGATGGGTGAGGTTCTGGTACTGGACGAATTGGTCACAGAGGACTGCTCGATTGAGAAGTTCTGTAATGACATTTTAAAACCGCATCTCATAAATCATTATCACAATTTTAACTATACATTGATACTTGATCCTTCTGCAACGAAGCGGTCGGACAATGATATGAGATCAGCGTGCGAAGTTGTTAAAGCAGCCGGGCTACCATACCGCACCGGGCTGACTAACAACTGGACAAAGCGAAAGGAATCCGTGGTACACGTTTTGCGTAAACTGAAAGGGTTTTATCTTAACGCCAAATGCCAGTATTTACGCAAGGGTTTTATCAGCGAGTATCATTTTGAAAAGAAACGTCTGGCTTTATCGGCAGGGAACACAGATCCAAAGTTCCATGAGAAGGCAGACAAGAACATTTTTTCCCATATTCATGACGCTTTACAGTATGCAGTTATGGAGTTAACGGGGGGGAGAACCGCTAAAGGCCGAAGGCCAGCGAAGAAGCATACTGGAATGGGCACTAACATGCCAGCCGACAGTTCCGCTGGTTACTAAAAAGGGAACATTATGCCACAAGATAATCCAGAAGCATATAACAAAGCCTTTAATGAGCAAGAAGAAGCTGAGGCAGCGGGTAAAGATGTGGACTCTATTCTTGATTTGCAAAAGTTTAGATCCCCGTTAGGGAACGAATTAATCACCCTGTTCAGTGAGTTTGAGCGTGATAAGAGACTGACTGAAGAGCGATGGATTAGGGATCTTCGTCAATACCGGGGAGAGTATGACCCGGAAGTGTTGGCTAAACTTCATCCGAAACGGTCTAAGGCTTTTCTGAGTCTAACCCGGACTAAGACGAAGACGGTCGCAGCAAGGGAGACTGACTTGCTCTTTCCCGCTAATGGCGATAAGAACTGGTCTATTGGCCCTTCACCGATCCCTGAGTTGATGCCAGAAGTTATGGAGTCAATCATGTTGCAGTATCAGGAAGCTACCGGTGAGAAGCCTTCTGAGGAACTGGTGCGCAAGTTTATTAATGAGGAAGCCACAAAGCGCAGCCGCAACATGGAACAGGAGATGCATGATCAATTGAATGAATTGAAGTATCGCTGGATCATACGGCAGACCATTTTCGATGGTAACTTATATGGTACTGGTATTCTAAAAGGCCCACTGGCCAAGACTGTAAAGTCAAAGAGGTGGTTACCAAGTCAGGATACAGGCGAATGGGTAACAGTCGAATTGGAGAAGCTAACACCATATTGTGAAAATGTATCAGTATGGGATGTGTACCCGGATATGGCTGCACGCTATATTGACGAAGCAAGAGGTGTCTTCCAGCGGTACGTTATGAATCGTCATAAGGTACAGGAATTAGGTATGCGTCCTGACTTTAATGGTGAGGCAATCAACGAATATCTCAAGCAGTTTCCAGAGGGTGACGCTGAGTTGAAGACCTTTGAGAATGATCTGAGAGGTCTGAATAATACCGCATACTCACAGAACTTTGGCAATAAGCATGAGTCGTCTGGCCCCGGTCTGATTGACCGAAAAGGAAAGTATGAACTAAAAGAGTATTGGGGATTCTTGAGTGCTGACAAACTGCGAAAATCAGGTGTTGATATTCCAGAAGAGTTTGAATTAGAAGTCGCCGCCAATGTATGGATGCTTGGCGACATCATTGTAAAAGCAAATGTCTCTCACATTGAGGGTGTCAAATTACCGTATCATTTTTATTACTATGATAAGGACGACACCAGTATATGGGGTGAGGGCATCCCTGCAATCATGCGAGACGCACAGAAGTTATTTAACGCTTCTGTTAGGGCCATGCTCGACAATGCCGCTATCTCAGCCGGGCCTATCATTGAAGCCAACACTGATCTCCTTGAGCCTAATGAAGACCCCAAGGATCTATTTCCGTTTAGAGTATTCCTTCGGGATGGGCAAGGGACTGACGCTATGGCACAAGCAATCCGTGTATACAGTCTACCGTCATACACCAATGAGTTCATGACGATGATTGAGTTCTTTATGAGAGCATCGGATGAAGTGACAGCCATTCCAAGATACATGTATGGTGACTCACAGAATGTTGGTGGTGCTGGCAAAACCGCATCCGGTCTATCAATGTTGATGGGCGCAGCCAATGTAACTGTGAAGGATCAGATCAAGAATTTTGACGATGGGATAACCCTACCATTTATTAAGGGGCTGTACTTTTGGAATATGGAATTTAATCCAAAAGAGAACATCAAGGGTGATTATCAGGTTATGGCCAAGGGTAGTACTTCCCTCATAGCCAGAGAAGTCAAGGCTGAGTCACTGATTACCTTTATGAACGTGACGAACAACCCCACGGATCTGATGTACACGCACAGGGACAACGTCCTACGAGAATACACCAAGGTACTTGATCTGGATGAAATGGATTTGATTAAAGATCCTAATACAGTCAAGATCGAGGAGCAGTCCAGAGCGCAACAGGCAGCAGCAGAGGCGAAGTTTGAGAAAGACTTGGCCATGATTAAAGCACAGTCTGGTGGGCATGTGAGCAATGATCCGGGTGCAGCAGGAGATACCAACAACGCTGGCCCCGGCAACCAGAAGGATTTAAGCTCAGGTGGTGGTACGGAGATTAAACCCGACAACGGTAATCCGCTTGGAGCCGGTGTATAATAGAAAGGAACTAAATGCAAAACCGTAAAATAGCAATGCAGGAATGCAAAGAATATTCCAGTACAGACGCAGCCCGTGCCTTTCGGAAACTTGTAGGAGTCTGGATTTCAGACCTTCGAGAGAAGAACGACACGGCTGAGGGTGATGAGTTTGTACGCAACCAAGGCGCAATCAGAGAACTTAAACTGATGCACAAGGGGATTGGCCCCAAGCTGACAGTCACTGAGTATGACGGTGGCTTCGGAGAATAAACGACTTGGGGGGAACCAAGTTGAAATGCCCTGCCCCTATGGGATACGGGATACATGGAGACAATTATGCTAACAGTAGAACAAAGACAACGCTTGGAAGAGCTACAAGGAATTGAAACACTCAATGAAGAGCAGATCAAAGAGCTTGAAACTTTAAACGCAGACATACCAGCCGATCCCGCACAGGACGACTTTGATGCTGAATGGGATGAGTTGGATGGTAAGAAACCAAAAGAAAAACCGGCAGCGAAGACCGCCGAAGAAATAGAGAAGGAAGAAAAGGAGAAAGCAGAGAAGGAAGCTCTGGCATTAAAAGAAAAGGAAAAGTCTCAGTCCAATGATTCAACTAACACGGATGGTGACATTCTCAATACTGCCCCGGTTGACTCCGATACTCAACCGGATAGTACGAAGGAGAAGAAACCCACCGATCCCCGTGACCTTGTCATTGAAGAAATGAACCAAAAGATGAAGTCATGGGATGGTCGAATTAAAGCTGCTGAAAATCGAGCAGCGGCGGCTGAACAGAAACTTAAAGACGCAGAGGCTAAGGGAAAAGATAAGAAGGTTGCATCGGATATCTCCCCTGATGAAGACGATGCCGAATTGGGTAAGTTCTTTAAAGAGTATCCTGATCTGGAAGGCCCGATTAAAAAGGTGGCTGAACGAATGGCCACTAAGATTTTCAATGACAAGATTGGCAACAAGTTAGAAACGCTGGAAACAAATCAAGCGTCAGCGCAGGTTACGGCAGATAAAAAGGCCGACTCAGATCACATGGCCACAATAAATGCCGCCCACTCTGATTGGGAAAAGATTTATGACTCAGGGGCACTGCACACTTGGATTGAACGCCAGCCCGGATACTTGCAGCCAAGATTGACTGACATTCTTAAGACCGGGTCGGCTGACGAAGTGATTGGTCTATTTACCAGTTACAAGAAGGCCGCTGGCAAAAGCAAGGACACCTCAACCAATTCTGTTAGTTCTAAGAAACAGGCGAAGGCTTCGGAAATGGAAGCAGTACCGGCCAGTACAGGCGGCCCAAAAGAAGGTACTGTGAAAATTACCAAAGACGACTTCGATGGAGCTTGGGACGATTTAGAAAAAAAGGATGAAAAGCAGAAGTAACCTTTATCTTTATAAGGAGATATCATTACTATGAGCCAAGTAAATTATGGAGACATTTCTCCACGAACCGCAGCCTACGTTGTTAGAGAACTTCTGAAACGTGGAATGCCCGTACTGGTTTTTGAGAAGTTTGGTCAGTCTAAACCGCTTCCCAAGAACTCGACTAAAACAGTTTCGTTTCGGCGTTACTTTCTGAAAGACGCTTCTATGTCCACGTTTACACCGGCAGCGTATTTCTCAACCGACAACTTTGATCAGTCGAAGAAACAGTTGACTGAGGGTGTGACTCCTTCAGCGACCGCTCTTGACAAGCAGGATCTCACAGCCACGCTAACACAGTATGGTGATAGAGTTGAGATTTCTGATGTGGTCATGGACACGCACGAAGACCCTGTCCTGCAAGAAGCCATTGAGGTTCTTGGAGAGCAAGCTCCTATAATTCTGGAGTCGGCACGGTTTAACGTTCTGAAAGCTGGAACCAACGTCATTTACACCAACTCCGATTCAGCCCGGACTGACGTTGATACAGTGCTTGCGCTTAAAGACCTACGCCAAGCAGAGCGTTCACTGGAGCGTCAGCTTGCCAGACCGCTGATGTCAATGGTTAGAAGTACCCCGTCTTACGGTACTGAGGCTATCCTGCCAGCGTTCGTTGGTGTATGCCATACCGACCTGCGTTATAACCTTGAAATCCTAACCGGTTTCACCAGCCCGAAAGACTACGGTAATATTTCACCGTGGGACAACGAGATTGGTGCGATTGGTAAAATCCGCTTTGTTGCCTCTACTCTTGTGGAGCCGTGGCGAGGTGGTGGTGCAGCCGACTCTGGTGCCGTTCTGAACACCGGCGGTATTACTGACGTGTACCCAATCCTTATTTTTGCAAAGGATGCCTATGGTCTTGTGCCTCTAAAGGGTAAGGCCAGTATTACTCCTATGATCGTGAACGCCAAACCTTCGGATTCCGATCCGCTGGCACAGCGTAACCACGCATCTTGGAAGGCAATGCAAACGACCATTATCCTTAACGACTCATGGATGATACGGATCGAATGCGCAATCTCCGATGATGATGCTCTATCTGCCTAATCCGATATTAGGTAACTGAGCTAATCTGCCTCTGGTCGATGGAATCCCTCCCCATCGGCCGGGGGTTATATCGTCAAGTGAGGGCTACCTTGTGACCAAGCAGAGAAGAAGGGAGTTACTTTAAAATGGAATTAAAAGGAATCTGGAGTTGGAAAGACTCCGAAGTCAAATCAGAAGCAGACCGTCTTAAGATTAAAATAGACGGCAAGTACAATCGCAAAGCAGTAATCAATGCGATTAAACTGGCACACGTTGAAGGCGAAGTGAACGATACACGGGATCATGTCAAGGATCTAAAAGACAAAGGCATTGATCTTCGCAAAGTGATCTTTCACTCAATTGGTGAGCAGGACATACCTTATGTCTTCGTGGGTCATAACGGCCGTGGCTTTTACATTCCCAAAGAGATCGAAGTGGAAGTCCCGAAGTACATTCTTGATTCGTGTATTAAGGATGCGGTGGAAGATCGCTTGTATCCTGCGACAATGCAGGACGGAAGCATCGAATGGAAGTCACGCAAAGTTCAACGTTACCCTTACAGTTTCGTTGACTAAATAGGAGATCGACATGGCCACTACTTATCAACAAGTTATTGATAAAGCAGAAATCATATTACAGGATGAGGACTCTGATCAAACCACCAGACGTTGGACTGAGGACGAAATGCTTGGGTGGGTTGCAGATGGAGAGCTTGAGATAGCTCGTCTAAAACCAGATTCTTATCCTGTGATTGAGGCCGTGCAACTCGCAGCCGGTTCTCAGCAGTCTTTACCCTCACGGGCAGTGATGCTTCTGGACGTACTCAGCAACATGGGTACGAACGGGACAACCCGTGGAAACATCATAGACATCGTTGAGAAGAGTATAATGAATGCTCTCAATCCGGGCTGGATGAGTGACACGGCAAATACCGTAGTTACACATGTAATTTATGATACCAAACGTGCCC